TCCACCGAAGGATATGCCTACGTCCGTCCCTCCGGGCAGGCTGATTCCAGAGTCGGTGTCGCCTGAGAATCTTATACTCGGAGCGTTGCTCGCGCCGTTCGGGACGCTGAGAAACCCGTCCACGACGAAGTCGTCGGCGAACATGTTGAACTGCGGAACAGACGACAGAGAAGTCCCCACGTTCACGGCCGTCGGAGCTGTCAGAGTCAGATCCGTTCCTGACGCTACGACCTCCACGAGAACGTCTCCGGCATGACTGATCTGTGGAGTGTCCACCGAGGTGTCAGATACGATGGTTCCACCGACGACACTCAAACCACCGGCGCTAGTTAGCGTGACTCCCTCATCACCACTAGCCACCAAGTAGTTCGAGCTACCGTCGTTGAGCACGAACGCGGGTATCGCCCCGGAGGTGACCTGAAACGCGTCGCTCACCTCGACCACGCCACTGTCTTGATTCTGCAACGTGCCCTGAACGTCCAAATCTGAGAACACTCTCACATTCAGGAATTGAGTGAACGACTGCGCCAGAGACACTCCGGCCACCGCCGACAGAACTCCGATCGCGAACCACTTCATCTTATTCATCATAGTGAACTCCACCTGCTTATGGCACTTACGTAAATTACTCTTAGACTCTCGTTGGGCGAAAGAAGTACGTCGCCGTTCAGTGCGAATCTGTTAGCCGCTGACGAAGTAGCAGACTCGTCTCTGAAGATGATATTCTCCGCCCCTATATTGGTCAGCGTCATCTCACGTCCGTCCGTTCCACCGGCCAGACCAGTCACCTCACTCGTTGCAACTCCACTCACGTTCAGACGCGCGAATCCGACCAACGACGGAGCCCAGTTGTCAGTCACTCCGGCTCCTAGCGCAGCCGGAGTTCCGACGGCGCTGATTACGATCGGACCGGAGAATGGATCCGTGGAGGCTGTGGCGGCGACCACATTCGTTCCGTCCGAGTAGAGTATCTGCGCCGCTCCCTGCGGAACCTCGATTCCGGTTCCGGCCGCAGTCTTCACTGTCAGTGTGAACGCACCGCTGGTCTGGTTGTCTATCCAGTACTGCTGAACGGTATTCGGAACGACTATAATTCTGTTCCCAGTCAGAACTCCAGTTAGTCTGTACGATATCCGATCCAACTCCGTGGTGCCGGCGAGAGTGTACGTTCCGGTACCGGCAACGTTCAGGAGAACGAAGTCGAATTCGACGATAGATCCACCACTGAACCCGATCGTGTAGAAGTTTGTCCCGTCTGTGAACAGCAACGCCGAGTCGCCGACGGCGATCCCAAGAGTTGCGAGGCCGTCAACTAGCCCGGCGGCGGGAGTCACAGTTACGACTCCGGAACCGCTGTTCTTAATGTAGAAGAACCAGTCGCCACCGACGACTCCTGGGTCTGGAAGATTGTACACCGCAGCTCCGCCAGTCCACTGCTTTATTCTCGCGCGATCTCCGTCGGCCAGATTCACCGGAGTGACGTTGTCGGCGTCGACGGAAGTCTTGGCATTCAGCGTCGTCGTTATGGCTTTAAGACCGGCTCCGGCTAGAGCCGCTGCGTTAGCTGTAGAAGTGCCCGCGCCAAACTCCACGATTCTCCACAGTCCGGCGTCGGTGGCGTTGCTTCTCAGATAGACGAACCACATCTCTCCGGACGCCACTGCCACTATGGCTCCTCCGTCGTTATCCACGACAGTCACAGTCTCCGCACCGACGTTGTTGACGAGGAACCCAAATCCCGTAGAGCCCTGGACTGCGCTCGGCATCATTATCTCAAGACCGGCAACGCTGGGAGTTACGTCGATGATCACCGCCACAACGTTCTGTCCTGGAACGGTCTCGACTGGCCAGTCTAGCGCGACGTCGGCGCTGATGGCGAGCGCCAAGTACGAGTACTGAGCGGGGAATATGCTGTCCCCGCCGAAGACCTCTGTGTAGCTGTCACTCACGTGCTAGTCCTCCTGACGCGTGGTCGTGTTGTCCACGATTCTCTGAAGATCTTCTGTGTCTATAGTTCCGAGCTGATCCGAGTAGTAGCTCTGCCACGTCTGAATTCTTTCGTCGTTCCTCAAGAACGGCGCGCACTGTAGAAGAGTTCCGTATAGCAGAAGATTCGGAGCGTAGCTAGATATCCAATTGCTTTGAACGGAGGAATCCAGAAGAGGCGGCTGCTGATAGTAACTGACCTCGAAAGGGTACGCGGCGTCCGGAGTAGGAACCACGAGCCAGTGCAGATAGTCGTAGTCCGAGTAGAACTTCGGAACGTCTCGCAGAACCGGGTTCGGCCAGTACGTTCTACAGTAGTCCAGTGATCTTGGAAAGATTGGGGTTCTGACGACATTGCCGACGCCAGTTCCAAAATTTATGTACGCCGTCTGTCTCCATCTATCAGGCTTAGCGTAGACGGAGTCTCCGGCAACGAACGCGCCGACGACGAAGTTTTTCAGTCCGAGAATCTTCAGCTTGTCCGCTATATCGCGCTCCGCCTGATTTATCAAGTACGGCAGTTGCGCGTACACCTCTGTGTCCACGTTAGTACCGCGCTCGATGTAACGCTGGAGAGTCTGCAGAAGACTGTCGTACGTAAGATTCGTCGCCATGAACCTACACCTCCTGCGGAGCGTTCCTAGCTATGTGATCGAAGAAGGCGTCGATCTCGGCATCCGTTCCAGAGAACACTTGTTCACCAGACGCTATATCTGTGACGATACGAACTCCGCCGTCGTCCGGACCTACCGTCACTCTACCATGAAGAAGTATGATACGACGCACGACCTCTTCCTCCGACGGTCCCACGGGTAGTCCGGCCGAGCCAGTCGAAGTGATTCCGACGCGCGTATCTTCGCCCGACGTTCCAGCTTCCTCAAGTCGCCTTCCAGCTTGCTCGATAATAGCGTTGGCGACGGCGCTTCGCTCTCGTAGGCGCTGAAACTGGGCGACAGACGGATTTCGCCCCTGCTCCGCCATATCTGCGATCTCCTCGGAGAACTCCCTGAGCTCTCTGTGCACCTCCGAACCACCCTGAACGAGCATTGCCAGCATGTTTAGAAGTTCCGACGTCTTCTCTCCTCCGATTCTGCTGCCGCCGATATCTTTGTTGTGCGCCAGAAGAGCGATCCCTCTCAGCGCCACAGTCACAAGCTCTATCATCTCCATCACTCCTTACTACTAACTGCGGTGAGAAACTCCATGGCTAGCTTGCTAGCTCTCTTCACCCACTCCTCCAAATTGTCCATGACGAAGACCACTCGATCTACAGTAATCTCCTGGGCCTCGAACATCTTCCTCACGGAGGCGTACTCCGAGTACGAGTCCATCATGGAGTTGATCACCGGACGCGCCGCACGGTTGGCGTCCACGATGACCTGAGTGGCCTCATCTGTGATATCGCTGTCCTGCACCATGTCCGCTGCGCGCTCCTGCGCAATGACGAACGTGCCGTACGCCGCGTAGACTCCCTGCTCCAGTGTCTCCGCTTTGGAGATGGGGTTGGACTGAGCGCACGCGCCTAGCAGAACGAAGACCGCGACTACTGACGCCCCCTCCAGAACTCTGAGGGCACGCATCAGCGACTCTCCTTCTTCTTCCCGAGCAGACCCATCAAACCGCTGGCAAGCGGACTGCTGGTTATGGCGCGAAGCCACAGCGTGATCGGTCCGACTATGAGCATGAACAGCGCAATTACGTCGTCCGTAATCCGCTCCAACAGCAGTTGGATCTGGTCCGTCGGCAGATCGACGCCGATCGTTCCGAGCAGTCCGAGCACAGTCATGATCCACGCGAAGATTGCAGTTCTACTGATATTCTTCATCTGTCTTCTCCTGTTCCGAGCCTCGGCCTAATTGTAAGTGTGTGAGAATCCGACCGACCGAGAAAAGATCGGAGTACGCGCATCGCCTCGACGCTGGAACTTACTGCGCGCTCGTAAGATCCAGTACTCTTGTTCCACATGATGGACCGAGTCATCCCGGGAGCGATGCACCCGACGACCTGACTGACGAAGTTAGCGACGTGCATCAATATGAGATATCGCCCCGAGCCAGCCATCTCCTCGGCCCGCACTCCAAGATCCGGAGCAGACAATATGTAGCACTCCTCGCCGCTCGGTCGCACCCACGGCGCGAGCACGTACTCACCGTCTGGGACGCAGGACTCGAAAGGAAGACCACCCGAATTTACTCCGGCGATCCACGGCCGCTCTATGGTGGCAATGACGTGATCGCCCACGTACATCTCGCCCTCCGTCTCTGTAGAGGAGTAACTGAATCTCTCGATGAGTACGTTCACGGCCGCTTCAACCTCTTCAGAGCGGACTCGGCGGCAGTGAGATCAGCCCTAGTAGAAGTCAAATCCTGTGCGTCTCGTATGGTCCAGCAGTTTGCTTCACCCGCGCACATATCGCGCTTGAACTCCAGTGCGGTTATGGCGTTCCTTAGGTTGTGAATGGTCGAGGTCATAGTGATCTCGAACGCTACCGTGAGGGGCTCCAGCTTATCATCGATCTTGTCTGCCAACGCGGTAGAGATGATCGGAGATGCAAATACCCACACAGCGGCCAACGACGCAACCACTGAAGCTATCGTTGAGAACGAAAACGTTACCTTCTGATCCTTACTGAACTCCACCACGCCCTCCTTCGGGGTTCTGAGTAACACTAGACTCATTTCTATCACGCTCGTCCTTCTGCCCGGCTGCGAAACGTTCCTTGCTGACGGACGCGACGAGTTCCTTCTTCATTCCATTGACCTCAGACGCGACCTTCCTCAGTCTGATCGCGTTCATCACGCTGACTAGAAGAGCACCGACGGACCCGACCAGCGTCGCCACGGCCAAGATTATTTGGGTAATCTCGTTGGGACTCATTCAACATACCTTCTACGGCCCGACGACTCTCGCGATGTACCCAGACATCCTCAGATCATCCGACACGTCCTGACTGACGCTGAGCTGGATATCCCCCGCCGCGAACGGCCCAACGGTATTTCTATGTCCAGAGGCCGCAGAGTTTCCGCCCTTCGACCCCGAAGACTCTAATCCACCGAATGCCCCCTTAACTGCTATGGAAGCCGCTGATAAGTCAGAACTGAGAGTGAACACGCCGTCGGCCACGAGCAAACTGTTCGCATCACTAGCATCACTGAGACCGACGTTCACTCCAGTCGGTATGTCTCCAGTGGTAGAGAACGACAGCCGAATGCCGTTTCCTCCTGGGCCTATGAAGCTGAAGTAGAAGACGATAACATCCGCAGCCTCGACCGAGATGACGTCAGATACAAACGGAGCGCCGAAGACCAACTCGAATTCGGACACACTCTGAAGCACTTCAAGCGCCGGACCACCACCTCCTCCGGAGAATCCACTGGCCGGAGTCTTCCTGGTGACTCCGCTCTGAACAAGAGGAACACTCTCGGTGCCGACCAGAGGAACGGTCGCGTCCGGAAGCTCGCTGATCTTGACCGGAATTGCATTTATAAGCATGTGCTCGTCCTCACGGCAGTTCAACCTTCGGAATGCCAACGATCAGTCCGTCGGCCTCTATCAACCTACCATCCTCGGCCGCTATGAACTCACCATCCTCCGCGGCCAGAATGAAGGCGTCAGGAGCCTCTGGAACTGGGATCAGTGGAACGTCTGGTCTCACGAACGGAAGATTTATGTTCTCAGTCTGTCTAGCGGGAAGACGATACGGGTCCAGATCATCCAGGTCGTCCTCGCACACCATCAGTCCGGGAGAATTCGGATCCGAGTGAAGTTTGGACAGGGGAAATTTGCGACTGCATCTCGCGCAAATTCCTATTCCGAACGTCGGCTCTCCTGTCGGGTCTATGAAGATCGGCACGTCGTCACCCTCTCGTGTACACGCGTATATTCGGCATCAGCATGACGGGGGAGTCGTCCGTCTCTCCGTCCCACACAGCGCGAACTAGATTCGCCGCGTCGTCCGCTATCATGGGGATCAGTTCCACGTCCACCTCCTTGAACGATCTGGCCATGCGCTCAGCGAGCATGGTCGTTATAGGCAGTAGCCACCTCTGCGGCACGTCGATCTCTTGCGTCATAGATCCGACGTCCTGCAGATGCTTCTGCAGAAACGCAACGAGCTGATAGAACGTGAACTCGTCATTCGGAACAGGCCACAGATTTACGACGGGCTGATATCTTCGTCTATCGTACCAGAACTCAGTCGGGCGGCTCAGAAACGTCTTGTTCGGAAGATCCGAGTAGTCGTCACGGTTGACCTTGGCGAGAGGAATCTCATTAGGCATGTTCCCGAAGAACAATTCCGCGACATCCAGAACCGTCGTTGCGCCACCAGTCAACCTCAGATACGTCCACGGCGCTATGCCCTGAATATCCACCCAGAACCACTCCTGCTCCGCAGCCTCAAACTCGGTATTCTGGTACAGAGTCGTGAACGAAACTCCGTCGTTGGATCCAGAAAGTGTGACGTCCCAAGTCCCGGAGTCGTTTGGAAGAATTCCCAGCCCCTCCATGCGAGTCTCGGAGCTGAGCTGCGCCTGAATGTACCCGGCCGGAGTAACCTGAGTGCACGCAGTGTCAACGTCGGAGTCGAAGGCGTTCTCCGCGTCGCCCTCAGACGAAGAAGCGACGCCGGTGATTCGCTGATAGTTGCGAAGGTTGCAGTTCATGACGTTGAGCGTGCCGACGGGCAGCGGAACAGTCTGAGTTCCGTAGTACATCGGAAGTATCTCTTTGTGGATGGCCCACAGAGCGACGCCCTTCTCGTTCAGAGACGATAGGATCAAGTACAGAAGATCGTTAGCGGTGTCCAGATGTTCCGACGACAACTGCTGCGGCGTGAGTCTGCACATTCTGGCCGCGTTGTCTATGACCTTCTGGGTCTGAAACAGGGTGGTGGAAATTGTGTCACTGGTCGCCATGTGTAGAACTCCTGGTCGTCCAGCGGCTCGCCGGTTCGGCAAACCCTAGGGACTTGCAACTACTGAGCTACTCCATACAGTCTCCGCAGATCGCTGAATCTATTCAGCAATCCGACTTCTTCATACCGCCCTCGGCGTACTTCACAGCGCCGCCGAGAGCCTTCTTGGTGCGACCGCCGCGATCGAACCCGGGACGAAGAGGAGACTTACCTCCCGACTCCTGGTCCAGAACGCTAGTAGGCTTGCTCCGCTTCGTCAGCGACCCTCCGACGGCCTTCTTCACCCGACCTCCGCTCTTTAGACCGAGCTCCCTCAGCTCCTCGGCAGATCTATTCTTGTACCTTCGCATGAACTCCCTGGACTTGTTGGGTGGAGGGGTAGCGGCCTCTATCGCCCTCTGCTCAGCCGGACTCCTCTTCTCCGGAGGCATCTTGCGAATCGCGTCCAGCTCCTCCTGCGAATATCTGGCGCTGCCTCCAGTCTGTCTCATCACGCGTCCGCCCTCGGCGAACCCAGCTCGTGGAAGATCTGTGGCTGACCCGGTGAACCCGAACGAACTCGGGAACTCGAAGTCTTTGACGTATCTCGGTCCTGGCATTTTCGTGTCCTCTAGTTAAGTCTCGCGGTAAGGGGTTGTGATACTTGATATAGATCAATCTGAAACTCTCGATCGGTCGTGCCGGCTGATTTCAGGGTCCAGGCAACCGCCCCCATCCCTGCCGTTGGTATCCCTGTCGTGCCGGAGGCCACCTCAACTCCGTCGATCTCCAAGGATGCTGCGGCCGTCGTTGCAATGATTCGCATGTGATGCCACGTATTCGCACTCGGACCAGTCACTGCCGGAATGTTTGTGATGGAATCAGACGACTCAAACTGAAGATTCCACACGACTGCGGAGCCGTTCCAAACAGCCTGACCGAGCACGGCGTTGTTTACCCCTGTGCTCGTATGGTGCCGACTACTTATTCCGCAGGAAGACGTGAATGTGTTGGTGCCGTCTGGAAGTGTGGGAACCCTGACCACACAGTCCACAGTGATGGCGTTGGTCGCGCTTGGCGTCATGCTTGGATTTTGCGGATTAGACGTGATGCCGTTACCCAAGATGAGTGAAGGCCCGCAGTCTGTGCACGCTCCTGTTCTCAGACGAGCGACACCGGGATGACCAGTGTCTGTACTTATCTCGACTGAGGGGGAGCCGCCGTTGATCGTTACCGCGTAGAAATCACCGGGACTCACGGCGCTAATCACGCCGGCAGACATTCCCGTGAAGCTCAGAAAATCATCGAAGAAGTACAGCTCGGTAGATGGGTCGTGCCCACCTCCACCTCCGCATCCAGTGCAAGTACCGGAGATAGTTAGATCACCTACAAACAGCTCTTCCCCATTGATTCCCACTTGAGATAGCGCGATAGCGCAACTGAGCGCCGCCACGATACCAAGAAACAGATTCCGCGTCTTCATAACCTTCTCCTACGGAACGACCGGATAGGTGAATACAATCCCGTTCTCTCCACTTCCGGTGCCGAACCCCTTAGTACCGGAGGCTGTCCACCCCGAGAGACTTCCAGCGAGCGAAAAGAAGATGGTCCCATCGTTGGCCACCACGGCGGACACATCCAGCTGACGAACCCCGTCATCTAACAACTTTGTGCCGACAGGAATCCCGCGAACCGTGGCGGAAGGAATTATATCCGCCGGAGCATTGGCTGGATTCAGAGAAAACGTAGTCTCGTCGCTAGTGCATCCGGTGGTTCCCGCAGTGATTCTGAGAGTCGCTATGTCTCCAGACTTGTACCAAGCCACCGTCCACGCCGGAGCCGTCGCACATCCGTCGACAGCCGCGCTGTAAGTTCCAGAACTGCCGCCGCCAGACGCAGCCTGAAACGTCGGGGCCATTCCAGCTCCGTTGCTGGTGAGGACCTCCCCGGACGATCCAGGTCCGGTGCCAGCGAACAGTCCACTGGAGTTGTACTGTACGGCTCCGACCGCACCTCCGGGCTGAGTTATCGGCGGCTCCGGACCGGGACCGTCCTGGGCGATGGCGAATCCTATCGCCAGAACCCCCAGCACGACGGGGACCACTACGAAGTTGTGTCTTCCACTCATCACTGTGTCCCTCCCTGAACGATCTGGAACTCCAGCTCACCAGTCCCCGAGTTCGTCAGAAGACGAACGGCCTTGACCGGCTCTATGAGAGCACCCTTAGCGCTCACAGCCTGAGCCGTGATGTCCGAGTGATCCCACCAGACTATGGTCGTCGGGTCTCCGGCCGGTGAGCCTGTGTACAGCGAATTATACGGAGCATAAGCCGCGAACACGTCGTCGAACGTGTACTGAGCCGTGAAGTTCGCCGCTCCACTGCGAAGCACTACGGCGAGCATGACCGAGAAATCCGGCACGTACTGATCAAGGATTACAGGGGGGGAGGCCCCGACGCCGTTTGTTCCGACGATGATGTTGCCTGCCGCCGCCGCACTGATCGTGATCTCCGTGACCGTCGAGTAACTCAGAGCCGAGACCGCCGTTGTGGCGGTTCCGGCTACGGTCTCGCTTATCACGTGCCCCTGATCGTCGGTGCCGGTTACTACGAAGTCAGTTCCGGTCTCGTCCGCCGCGAATGTGAACAGCACCTGCCGCTGAGGTCCTAGCTGCGCGACCCCGGAGACGACGAGAACGCCGTCCAGTGCCAGAGCGCCTGCTCCAGCCGGAGCCTGCGCCTCTGCGATGCCGTTGTCGTCCGCCGCCACCGACAACTGACGAGTGAGATAGATGGGTCTCATATTCTACTCCTGGCCGAGTGGGAGCGGGGACCGAAGTCCCCACTCCAGATCCGCCGTTTGGCCGTTAAGAGTTCGCCACAGCAATGCCGGAAGTCGCGGCCGTCGGTGCCGCACCGTCGACGAAGAACGTCCCCGCCGCAGCGATGTCTGTGGAACCGACGGACGTACAGTCCTTCATGATGATCCGTCCGCCAGCCGCTCCGTTGAACGAGTTGCCTAGCGCCTGCGTCGTGCCGAACACTGTCTGCACGCACCGCTCGAACAGAACCCATCTGTCGATCCCGCCCGCACCTATCAGTGCGTGGAACGGAGCGTCCGCGTCCGCAGCCATGGTGAACATGCACTCGCGGAACGTTATGCGCGGACTTCCGCCAAGAATCTCCAGCGTCGAGTTCGCCGCCGCACGATCCACGGTGTCGACGCCGAGAACACACTTCTCGAAGAGATGTTCTCCTCTGCCGGTTCCAGCCGCACCGAGAACCAGAGCGCGACTTCCGACGTGATCGGCCGCGAGCTGAGCGCCGAACGCGCCGAAGTTCACGTTGCCGTAGTAGTTGCGCTCACCCTGATCTAGCCATCCAACCTGGGCTGAGTCGTCCGCGAAGCCGTAGAACGTGGACACGTTCATGAACATGCATCCGTCGCCAGTCACCTGAACGAGCGGACTGAACACTGTCGCACCTGACGCTGTGGAGATTCGCGCCCTCTGTGCGACGTTGGTCGGCGCGCCGACTCCGATTAGATGAACGGCGTCCTTGTTCCACGCCAGAGTCGCCGACTCTCTCGCCGAGCCGCTGGCCTGACCGTTGCCGACCAGTATGACCACGTCGTTCTTCCCACTTCGGCATCGTTCGAGCGCGCCGCTGAGAGTGGCCAGAGGAAGATTTGCCCCGCCGTCGTTTCCGTCCGCACCTATGACTGGGTCTACGAAGAAGTAGTTGCCCGGAAACGGCAGAGGAATTCCCGGAACTACCGGAATGCCGTAAGACGTGAGTCCGTTTGGAAAATTTGTGGTTGTCACTTCTATATCTCCTGGGAACCTACCATTAGTTCCCCTGAATTGCCAAGCGAGGGAGGAGGCCCATCCTCCTCCCTCTTCCTTCTCAGATCAGAGCCCCGGTGTTCCCCAGAGCGCACGCGGGTCCGTCCACGAAGGCCAGTAGCGCTCCGTCGACTTGTACCGCATGGAGTCCGTCTCGAAGTCGCCCTCCATGGACTTCTCCAGTCCACGACGCTTCATCATCTGAAGTCCTCGCGGGGCGTCCGTCCCAATCCACCACGCCGTCGTGCTGAGGATGCGGGAGAGGTTGGCCTGTCCTTCCGGCAGCAGACCCATCGACTTGATCGGGTTGATGTCGTTGTTCGCTGCTCCGGTTCGGAGTGCGCTCTTCAGGATGACCTCGGACTGGAACACGTTGCTCGGCCCGCAGATGATCTTCTGCGGCGTGAGCCTGATTCGCTTGCCGTTGTTGTCAACGGCATTACGAATCTGGATGAGCATCTGCTCCACCGACGTCTGCGACATGACTGCCGCCGTCGTGAGAAGATTGCTGAAGGTGCCGGCAGCGAGCGGATGGTTGTTGACATTTAGTGCCACACCGTCACCACCGAGATACGCGCCGTTGAAAGCTCGATTGAAGATGTTGGCGCACAACGTCTCCTTCGTTTCGATCATGCTCTGAGCGAGATGCTCAGAATAGATCGTTCCGATCTTGATGTGATCGCCGTCCTCGACCAGAACCTTCGTTAGCGCGAACGCGAGACCGTACACACGGTAGACGTATCGCTGAATGAACAGCACGCCTCCCGCCTGATAGGTGACCGGCAGACCGTCGGGAAGTTCCGGAGCCGCGTTGAAGCCGAACAGGACCGGCTCCTCGTGATACGACCTCGGGGTGCCGCTTCGTTCCGTGAAGCACTGCTTCCACTCGTCGGCGCGCTGATCGTAGATACCGTCGAACGTCTCGTTGAGAATTGGTTCGACAACCGACCTGAAGTCGGTACTGCGCATTGGGTTTGCCATTTAGTTTTCTCCTTGCTGTTAGTTGATCAGAACGACGCGATGTCCGCGACCAACTGATGTTCGGAGAACTGAACCAGAACCACCGGGAACGCGTCGCCCCAGTCGTTGTCCGGCCCCGGATTCAGCCCCAACACTCTCAACCCCGCGTTCGCCGCCGCCGTAGAGACGTCGAGCGCGACTGAGGAGAGACCCGTAGTCGTGCTTCCAGCCAGAGTCGTCCAGTCGTACTGCTGTCCGACTGCGGCGATCGTCAGAGTGTCGTCGGCTTGCACCTCGTACACAGTGTCGTTCTGGCTCTGAGTGTAGTACGCACGAATATCCGTCGCGACCGTGTTGGCGATCCAGCGATTGCTGTATCGTCTCCGACCCTCGACGTCTGTATACTCTACGCCCTGAAACGTGCCCATCCCTCTGGAATTTGGCGCGCACGCCTCCAGAAATCCGTCTGCATCGACCAGCACG